AAAATAAAATCTGTATTTGACTGGGAAGAATACCCTAATCAATTTAAAGAAAAATGGCACGATTATATAGATGATGAATTTAAAAAACGCGAAGAAGGTTTTTGGTTTATTAACAAAAATAAGCCTACATATATTACTGGTACTCACTATATGTACTTGCAGTGGAGCAAGATTGACGTTGGCCAGCCCAATTTTCGTGAATCAAATAGATTGTTCTACATCTTCTGGGAAGCCTGTAGAGCCGATAAACGTAGCTATGGAATGTGCTACCTTAAAAATAGACGGAGTGGCTTTTCGTTCATGGCATCAGGTGAAACAGTCAACGCTGCAACAATATCGACAGACTCAAGATTTGGTATATTATCTAAGTCAGGACCAGATGCTAAAAAAATGTTTACCGATAAAGTTGTACCAATATCAGTTAACTACCCGTTCTTTTTTAAACCAATACAGGATGGAATGGATCGGCCAAAAACAGAACTGGCATATAGAGTACCAGCTACAAAGTTTACAAGAAAAAAGCTGGACAACAACGAAAAGCTTAAAGAAATATCCGGTCTTGATACAACAATAGATTGGAAGAACACAGGAGATAACTCTTATGATGGTGAAAAACTAAAACTACTTGTTCATGATGAATCAGGTAAATGGGAAAAGCCAACAAACATATTAAACAATTGGCGTGTTACTAAAACATGTCTAAGATTAGGTAGTAGAATAGTAGGTAAATGCATGATGGGTTCAACATCAAACTCTTTAGACAAAGGTGGTGAAAATTTCAAAAAGCTTTATTATAGTTCTAACGTTGAAAAAAGAAACGCTAATGGTCAAACAAGCTCAGGCTTGTATTCTTTATTTATACCCATGGAATGGAACTACGAAGGATTTATAGATTCTTATGGTTACCCAGTATTTGATAAACCTGATAAAGAAACAATAGATGCATTTGGTGATCCTATAGAACAAGGTGTTATAGATCATTGGAATAATGAAGTTGAAGGATTAAAGCAAGACCAAGACGGTTTAAATGAATATTTTAGGCAGTTTCCAAGAACAGAAGAACATGCGTTTAGAGATGAAGCAAAAGAATCTTTGTTTAATCTTACAAAGATATATGAGCAAATAGATTATAATGTTGATTTAAAAAATACAACTGTTATAACTCAAGGTAGTTTTCAATGGGAAAATGGAATAAAAGACACTAGAGTTATTTTTATACCTAATAAAGACGGTAGATTTAATATATCTTGGGTACCTCAAATAGAATTACAAAATAGAGTAATAATTAAAAATGGAATAAAAAACCCTGGTAATGAACACGTTGGAGCTTTTGGTTGTGACAGTTATGACATATCGGGTACAGTAGATGGTAGAGGTTCTAATGGAGCATTACACGGGCTAACTAAATTTAGTATGGAAAATGCACCACCAAATCATTTCTTTTTAGAATATATATCAAGACCTCAAACTGCTGAAATATTTTTTGAAGATGTTTTAATGGCTTGTATTTTTTATGGTATGCCTATATTAGCGGAAAATAATAAACCTAGATTGTTATATCATTTTAAAAGAAGAGGTTACAGAGGTTATTCTATGAATAGACCAGATAAGATTTGGAATAAATTATCAATAACTGAAAGAGAAATAGGTGGTATACCAAATTCTAGTGAAGACATAAAGCAAGCTCATGCAGCTGCTATAGAAACTTACATAAATACAAATGTTGGTATGTTAGAAAACGGTTACGGAGATATGTATTTCCAAAGAACTTTAAACGATTGGGCTAAATTCAATATAAATAATAGAACAAAGCATGACGCTTCTATTAGTTCTGGTTTAGCTTTAATGGCTTGTAATAAAAACAGGTATATGCCAGTTGCAAAAAAAGAATATAAACCTATTGATTTAGGTATTAAAAAATATAATAACAGTGGAACCACTTCAAAAATACTTTAATAAATGAGAGTCGAAACTAATACATACAGTTCTTTTCCAAGCCAAGTGGTCAGTGATGAAGAAAAATCAAGCTTAGACTATGGTATTCAAGTTGGTAGAGCTATAGAAGGTGAATGGTTCCAAGAAGGAAGATCAGGTAATAGATATGCACAAAGTTACAGTAATTTTCATCAATTAAGATTATATGCTAGAGGAGAGCAGTCGGTAGCAAAATACAAAGACGAATTATCTATAAATGGTGATTTGTCTTATCTTAATTTAGACTGGAAACCAGTTAATGTTATATCAAAATTTGTTGATATTGTTGTTAATGGTATGTCTAATAAGTCTTATGATATTACAACAATTGCTCAAGACCCTTACTCTACAAGAGAGAAAAGTAAATATGCCGAAGCTTTATTAAGAGATATAAACACTAGAGATATACTAGATGATTTTAAAAACGAATTAGGATTAGATCTTTTCAATACTTCAAATCCTGAAGAACTTCCTGCTAGTCAAGAAGAACTAGACTTGTACATGCAGATGAATTACAAGCAACAAATAGAAATAGCAGAAGAAGAAGTAATAAATAATGTTTTAGCTAAAAACAAATACGAAGAAACAAAAAGAAGATTAGCATACGATCTTACTGTTCTAGGTATTGCTGCTTCAAAAACAAGGTTTAACAAGGCTGAGGGAATAAAAGTTGATTATGTTGATCCAGCTTATATGGTTTATTCATATACAGAAGACCCTAATTTTGAAAATATATATTATATAGGCGAAGTAAAATCTATAACTATACCTGAATTAAAAAAACAATTTCCAGATATACCAGAAGAAGAATTACTTAGAATACAACAAATGCCTGGTAATTCTCAATATATAACTGGTTGGGGTAATTATGATGAAAACACAGTACAAGTAATGTATTTTGAATATAAAACATATCACAACCAAGTATTTAAAATAAAAAAAACAGATCAAGGGCTTGAAAAAGCTTTAATAAAGTTTGATGGCTATAATCCACCTGAAAGTGATAGGTACGATATTGTAACAAGAACTATAGAAGTTTTATATACTGGAGCTAAAGTATTGGGCAATAACTATATGTTAGAGTGGAAACTAGCAGAGAATATGACTAGGCCATATGCCGATACTACAAAAGTTGAAATGAATTATTGTATATCAGCACCTAGAATATATAAAGGTCGTATTGAATCTTTAGTTGGTAAAATAACTGGATTTGCAGATATGATACAACTTACTCATCTTAAACTACAGCAAGTAATGTCAAGAATAGTACCTGATGGTGTATTTTTAGATATGGATGGTTTAGCTGAAGTAGATTTAGGTAATGGAACTAATTATAACCCAGCTGAGGCTTTAAACATGTATTTCCAAACTGGTTCTATAGTTGGTAGATCACTCACTCAAGAAGGTGGTATGAACGCTGGTAAAGTACCCATTTCAGAATTAACATCGTCTTCTGGACAATCTAAAATTCAAAGTTTAATTGGCACGTATCAATACTATTTACAAATGATACGTGATGTAACTGGATTAAATGAAGCTAGAGATGGTAGTATGCCAGACAAAGATTCTTTGGTTGGTTTACAAAAGTTAGCAGCCAATGCTTCTAATGTGGCTACAAGACATCTAATGGATGCATTGCTTCATATAGGACTTAGAACATGCGAAAACATAAGTTTAAAAACAGCAGATATAGTTCAAAATCCTTTAAACAGAGAAGCTTTAATGAACTCTATAAGTACTTTTAATACTAAAACATTAGAGGAATTAATTAATCTTCAAATTCACGATTTTGGAATTTATTTACAACTAGAACCAGAAGAAGAAGAAAGAGCAAAGCTTGAGCAAAATGTTCAAATGGCTTTACAAACAGGAGCTATAGCTTTATCTGATGCTATAGATATTAGAGAAATTAAAAATACTAAATTAGCTAATCAATATATTAAGCTTAGACAAACTCAAAAAATAGAAAGAGAACAACAAGCTGCTCAACAAAACATACAAGCTCAAGCTCAGGCAAATGCTCAAGCATCAGAAGCAGCCGCAATGTCTGAAGTTCAAAAACAGCAAGCTCTTACTCAAGAAAAAGTAAATATTGAACAGGCCAAATCTCAGTTTGAAATACAACGAATGCAAAATGAAGCTCAAATAAAAAAAGAGCTTATGGCTACGGAGTTTGAATATCAAATGCAATTAGCAAAAGCAAGAGCAGGTGTTGAAAAAGAAAGAGAGCAGGAAATAGAAGATAGAAAAGATAAAAGAACAAGAATAGCAGGTACTCAACAATCAGAAATGATTGATCAAAGAAAAAATGATTTATTACCCATTAATTTTGAATCAGAAGGTAATGATGATTTAAGTGGATTTAATCTTGGATCATTGGGTCCAGAATAAATCTTTTATTTATTTAATTATATTATATTATGTCAACAGAAAAACAAGAAGGCGATTTTAAAATAAAATCAAAGCCTAAAATGAAAAAATTAAACAAAACCGACGAGGTTATAAAAGTTAATTTATCTCAACCTAAAGATGAAATAAAAAAAGAAGATGTAACTAAAGTAGTTATACCATCTGAAACAAAAACAGAAGACGATGCCATTCAAATCGGAGAAACAAAGGAAATTCCTGTGGGCGAATCATCCGGAGATAGCGAAAAAGTGGGAGAAGGAATATCCGAGCCCGCTGAAGAAGTTCAAGATGAACAGCCAATACTGCAAGAAATTACAGAAGATGTAGCTGAAGAAGTTAAAGAAATAAGTAAAGAAGTTAAAGAAGCTAAAAGAGATGCCGAAATAACTGGAAAACCTTTACCTGAAAATATTGAAAAGCTTGTTTCTTTTATGGAAGAGACAGGTGGTAACATTGAAGATTACGTGCGTTTAAATGCTGATTATTCTAATGTTGACAATAA